TTTTCCCACTGTTTTGTCTGCATATTGTATTTGTTATTGTTATAAGGCACTATCGCTGCAAATCCCAAATTGCTGTCGACAGGCAAGTCATATGTTGCCGCCACAAATGCAGCTCCCATAATTGTATTTGCAGGGCATTTCTTTAACTGCGTAGAGCCTGCTACAACATTTGTAATTGATGCTAAAAACTGCGGTGCCTTCTTGCCTAACACTTCCTCAAATTTCTTTTTCACTGTATCCTGTGAGATAATCTCTTTAACCTGAGATACAACACTTAAATTCTCATTTTTTTGTTCTACCGGTAATTTCTCTGACATTTTAATAATCCTCCATAACTGCCTTTTTAAGCGGTTCACCACACATTTCTAAAATTTCTTTTCTGCTCATTTCATCTAAACAATCTTCACAAATACATCCATCATGTGAATCCCAATAAAAATCTCCATCAACAATTGAATCTCCACATATAACACAATTGAAAATAGCCTTTTCTTCATCTGCATTTGGACATCTTGCATCGCAAGGATTTAAACCACATTCTATACACATATTGCATCATCCATCCTTCTTAAAATAGTACTTGCATTAATTCCATGCCTTATTATGTAATGCCTTAACTCATCCGGATATAACAGTTCTATATACTTGTCAGGCTGTTCAACATTTGCCACTTCCATTTTTCTTAAGCAATACATATAAACCTCTCTGGCCTCCTCATCTGTGATGTAGATGCCTTGTTCTCTAAGATTATCAACATGCTTATGTAACTTTTTTGGTATACCCTCCAGGTTCATAGCAAAATCACTCCTAAAACAATTCCAGTCGTTACTAATGCGGTATATCCGAGTATTTTCTTGAATATAGTAATGAGTGCCTCTACTTCAGCTCTTGAATCTATAAGCTCTTCAAGCTCTTCTCTATCTACAATTGTGTATTTAGTATTATGTCTTCTTCCTCCAAATACCTGTGCTACTTTAATCTTTGTTTCCATTTATTGCCCTCCATAATTACATAAAAATAATTTGTCATTCTACGATGCTTTTAACTCATCTTTATTTATCACTGCTTCATTTTTTAACGGCTGTGTAAATATACCGATATCAAGACCTTTAGATTTACTTATTGCATCTTCCAATTCTTCTTGATTGTTTATCCCATAGTCGTCCTTTAAGACTTCCTTCAATCTTTCTACAATGTCCATTATCTTTTACCTTTTAATATTTTCTCTCCTATCAATTTCAATTCACTTATTACAACTGACATTTCATCAAAGCTATCAATAATATTTCTTAAAGTTGGCTTCTCATCTTCAGAAATAACTCCATCCTCAGCTATACATACAAGGCTTTTTTCTATCTTCTTAATCTCATTAAAATCAAGCAATCGTATAAGCTTCAGTGATACTCCCTCTATTCCGCTTATAGATGTTGCAAGTGGAATGTGCCTACCAATAGGGCATTCATGCTTACAATACCCTGTTCTAAGCTCCGGACAATTGTATAAATCTGCCATCAATGCAACTTTATCTACAGGAACTATTTTGGTTATTCCAAGCTCATAATCTGATAAAGTAGATTGAGATACTCCAAGTAATTCAGCTGCCCTTTCTCTATTAGATAGGACTTCATTATGTGTCATTGCCTTTTTTCTAGCCTGATAATATATGTTTTTATTCTCTCTCATACATTCACTCCCTATGCTTTTACACCACCTGCTGTCTTATAATTCAAGTTAGATAGAGTTTATATTTCATCAGAAATATTAAGCACATCGCTAATAGCCTTAATTGCCGACTCCGAATATACCCTTCCATTTACTAATGCTGACGTATACTCTCTTGTAAGACTGACCTTCCTTGCCAACTCAGTTATAGGCATATCAAGTTCAATCAGCCTGATTTTTGCCTGCTTGCACCAATTAGATAACACTCTTGGCATTCCTTTTATTCCCCTTTCCGGCACACAATTTACATGCTTATATAAAAATGATAAAATCGAAATGTACATTTTTATTCAGTAATATTATGTGCATCATTAAATAATGTTTGTTGTATTTGTGTTTTGTAACTTACACCGACATTATATATGGAATATTCCAATTTGTCAATGGTTTTTTCCAATTCTAAAAAGTATTTTGGAGGTATAAATATGACTATTTTAGACAGACTTTTTGAACTTATGAATGAACGTAACTTAAAACCTTCACAGGTAACAAAGGATATCGGTATTGCAAACTCTTCATTTTCCGACTGGAAAAAAGGTAAAGGAAGCCCTTCACTTGATGCAGTTACTAAATTAGCTGCATATTTTAATGTGTCAGTTGATTATATAGTCAATGGAATAGAAACAACTTCATTGGAACTTTCCAGCCAAAATGAAATTGTATTGATCCAAAACTTCAGGAAATTAACTCCTACGCTTCAATCAAAACTTCTTATATATCTAAATGGAATGGTAGATGCTTTGTCTCCTACTGTATCAACTGACATAGAAAAAAGGTTATCAGTATAGAAAAATATAAAGAAGAAAATAAAACGCCCATATAGGCTGTAATAACCATGTACAACACTTTATAAATATCGGATGGGAGTTGAAATAAAATGCAGAATAGTTCTGATAAAAATATAAATAGAGTTGCAATATACATAAGAGTCTCTACAAATCATCAAATTGATAGAGACTCACTTCCAATGCAAAGACAGGATCTCATTTCTTATACAAAGCTGTTATTAAATACTGAACAATATGTTATTTTTGAGGATGCAGGATATTCAGGCAAAAATACAGATAGGCCTAAATTTCAAGAAATGATGAAACAACTAAGACATGGGCTCTTTACTCATCTCTTAGTATGGAAAATAGACCGTATTTCTAGAAACCTTTTAGACTTTGCTACAATGTACCAGGAATTAAAAGAGCTTGGAGTCACTTTTATATCTAAGAACGAGCAATTTGATACATCTACAGCAATTGGTGAGGCTATGCTAAAGATTATACTTATTTTCGCAGAACTTGAGAGAAATATGACATCTGAGAGGGTAACTGCAACTATGATATCAAGGGCATCTAACGGTCTATGGAATGGTGGTAGAGTTCCTTATGGGTACAATTATGATCCTGATAAAAAGGAATTTAAAATAAATCCTGCTGAGGCTGAGGTTGTTAAGCTAATCCATGATAAATATGAGGAACTACACTCACTAATACGTGAGTCTCGTATGTTAAATGAACGTGGAATTATTACTCGTTCCGGAAACCTCTGGAATCCTACAACACTTCAAATAATTCTACATAATACATTTTATTGTGGGGACTATCAATATAATGTCTGCAAGGAAGGAAATAGACAGAAACAGAAAAACAAATCAGAATGGGTAAAAATACACAATCATCATGAGGCTATAATATCTCATGAACAAAAAGAGCGTATTATAGCTCTACTGGACTGTAATAGAAGGCTCAATAAAAAAGTTGTCAAATCTGAAAAATATGTACATATCTTTTCCGGACTACTATATTGTGGCAACTGTAATAAACCTATGGGAGCATCACCATCATCAAAAATTAATGGATATCAATATTCAAGATATACTTGTCCGACTAAAAGGCAACTACAATGTGATAGCAAATCCGTGTCAGACCAGACCGTAGGAGAGTTTGTATTTAACTATATCCTCAACTTAATAAACTCACAGCGTGATTTTAAATCTATATCTTCTAAAAATGAACTGCAAAAACATCTACTAAAAGGAAGCTCATTTAATGACATAAAGTCTATTGATTTAGATGGACTGAATGACTTATATAATGTCCTTTTATCCGGCAATATAAATCAAGACATATATAGTAACGATGTATCATTCAAAAAAGAGGATAGTTCAAACTTATCACGTACTAAATTGCTATCGGAAAAACAAAAACTCGAGAGAGCATTAGATAGACTAACAAACTTATACTTATACTCTGAGCAAACATTATCGGAACAAAACTTTTTATCTCATAAAATGCAAATAGATGATAAGCTTAACGAAATTAACGACCAACTTAGCTTTATGGAGTCTGATGATTGGCAACAATCTATATCAGATGCAGAATTTATTGTAAAAACAAGCTCCTTCATTATATCTAAAAAATTAGATGGGAGGAACTACATAAACTATAAGAGACTGGCAACATCCATAGATAAAGAAGTACTTAAATCATTTGTTAATAGTGTCATAGACTCAATCATAATATCAAATGGGTCTATTGAAACAATTACATTTAAAAATGGATTATCTCATACATTTATTCGATAATAGTAAAATAAGCTGTAGCCCCTAAAAGCTACAGCTTATTTATATAGTGTATATTACAAAATGCTAAATTTAATTCACATTATAAACATCGCATCCCCTATGATGCAAATTATAATCAAATTTAATGCTTTGTATTTTACTTTTTAATATAGTAATAATATCATGCAGCTAATATACTAGTCAATCTACTTATCAATCATAGCAGTTTTTATATTTTAAAAAATTATACCATGCTGCTGCATCCATCCATTCCTGTCTCCAATAATTATTAAATAGAATAATTGGTGTAAAATCTGTAAATAAATCTGCAAAGCTTTGAGAAAATATGTATTTCGGCTCATTGAACTCCGGACAAAATGGATATTGTTTTATATGTATTCTGGCTAGATCACGTGCATTCATCTCTACTAACACCTCACATACTTACATCATTTTTGTTTTCATTCTTCGCCTCTAAACATAAGCTCTAAACCGCAAACAGAATACCCCGCAGAATCAACCCAACTGTCTTTATCCATCCCATTGCTTGACTTTATTCTCGCATTCTTCATAAGCATCATCATTGCCGCCACCTGCCATGCTGCTATCTCTATATCTAAGAAAGTGCTCCAGAACTTCGCAATAACGCTAAAATTATCCTCCGGTTCTCCGTATTTCATGTTTCTGTCACTGCATACGCACTTTTCCGCTTCTGCTAAAATCTCTTTTCTTGTCATTCGTTAATCACCGTCCTGTATATTGCTGTTTTTCCATCTTTTGACTTTAAAATAACCATTCTAGGAAAGCCGTGATTTACCCAGTCGCAAGGGTTGTACTCTGCTTTTTCAACCACAAGACCAGTCTTATGACCTTCCTCACACTTTTTCGCTTGCTTACTGTCATTAAAGTCTCTACCACATATTTCGCAACGATAAACTGTACGTTCCTTCATTGTTCTTTCTCCTTTATCAATCGTCAACTAATAGTTGATAACCACCTACTAGTTGAACGGTAATCCTTCATCATCCACTCCATCAGGTATATTCATAAATCCATCCGCATCAACATTTGTTTCTTGCTTCTTATTTCTTCCTCCTGTGCTTTCTCCTTTGCTGTCTGCAAATTCCTGAGTATCTATAATAACCTCAGTTGTATAAACCTTCTGGCCTTCTTTGTTTGTATAGCTTCCTGTCTGAATACGACCTGAAATCAACACCCTCATTCCCTGTCTAAAATACTTCTCTGCAAATTCTCCGGCTTTATCAAATGCAATGCATGGTATAAAGTCTGCAGTCTGTTCATTTGAATCTCCTCCACGTTTAAAACCTCTATCTACCGCAAGTGTATATCTCGCAATTGCCATAGACCTCTCACCACTTGAATATCTCACCTCTGGATCTCTTGTAAGTCTACCCATCAATATCGCTTTATTCATTTTCTTTCTCCTTCTCAATTCTTCTTATCTGTCTTTTCAATTTTCTATCTACTATGAGTGATACTTGCGTCTTATAAGCCTCATCATCTAGTAGCTGAGTAATCATAATATGAACGTCAGCTATCTCTTCTAGAACTTCTGGAGACAAATCTTCAGTTCCTGCTAATAAATCCTTCTGTAAAGCAACTATCAGTTCACCTAGCTCCTCAATGGTTTTAGCCTTTTGATGCCTCAAGCCGTAATACTGTAATATCTGCCTTGCCAAGTTTTTATTATCTTCCATCATTTTATCCCTCTTCGCTCCTCAACTCTCAATTTGGCCATGTCTTCCATGCAATCCATATTTTTAAATTCTCTCAAGCTACTTACCCCACTGCTCCTCCATCGCCTGTATCAACCTCCATTACTAGATTGTCTCTTGTTAATTAACATATCTAACTTCGCTATATCCCCCTGCTTACCGAAAAAATTAACGAAATTTGTAAGCATATAGTTCGGCTTATATCCGTTGTTAGCAAGCATATCTAGCAAATCAAAGTAAAGTTGTGGACACTCATTAGTAATAAAACCATATACAATATCATATGCCGGTGATTTTCTATCAATAAGTCCAAGCAATGCAAAAATCCTTGGCGTGGTTAAATAGAGCAAATACATTTTCATTTGAAGTAAAGATGTTATTCCCAAAACTTTCTCAGGTAAATACTTATTATCCTTAATTAATGTGATAAAAGCTTCCTTTTCATCGCCCAACTGGTCATACAAGCTATTCCATAATGCGATTTTTTCTTTGTCGTGCTCCCATCTGGTCTTCCTTATTTGAAATTCTTCTTCCGTTTCCTTAGACTTCCTTCTAGACGTGGTACTTATTTTACCTCTACTAGCAATAAGTGGCTCTGGCATACTGAGATATCTAACAAATTCATCTGGTGTTTTTCCAAAAACAACTTTAAAATAGCTTCTGTTACAAACGCCTTTCCCCTGTGTTGGAATCAGCATTACCTGAACTGCTCTTAAATACTTCGCATTCCACATAGGTCCAACATACCCTCTTTCATGAGCGGACAACGGAATATATCTCATCGGAAATGAGAATGCGGCAACATTTTTGCAACCATCTGGAAGTTCGCTATTAATCTCATCTTTTAAATCCAGCGTTATACGCATACGTTCATATAAATCTTCCGGCGTATCAGCATTATATTTTTTCCCTTTTCCACCAAAATCCTCACTATTGTAAAGGACATAGTTCGACAATTCTGTAATTCCATTTTTTGTACACAGTCTTAATGCCCTTTCATAAATATCTCTATCTTCAATATGATCAAACGCAACTCTAGCTGGCTTTAGTGCAATTTCTCCGAGTCTTTTCGCCTTGGCTTCATTCAAAAACAACGCATCCAACCCCTGGTTAAAATCAACATATCTTTTGACAGTTTTTCCGGTGCGAGGATTCTTGTAAGTAGCACCTTTATAAAAACCAGCAGCGATAATATCATCGATAATATCATCAAATCTCGGTGATTTCAGAACATTATTATCCATTAGTACTAGATTCCTCTTTGGACCGAACTTCTCATCAATTATCTTTACTTTCTCTCTAATATTGATATATGGGACAAACTTTGGCTCCAATGTTTGAACCGCACAAAATCCACACTTATTACCACATCCTTTTGTTGCGCTCAAAAAATAGGCATCATGAAAAGGATATACATAATCAATATCATCGAGCATTGAATAATCAGGGACCATCTGGTCTATGTATTCGTCGCCTGGTAGACCTAGTTTGCCCGGTTCGTTAAGTAGACCACAAATAGGCTTTATTCCTGTTTCTTCACAAATTTGCTCGGGTAATAGGGTTGCTGCAATGCCCCCAACATAGACCTTATCAATTGAATCAACTAGAGTTTTTGCATATTCTATTGCTTCAATAGTAGCTTTCCACTCAAATGTAAATAACGTCGTTACATATACTCTATCCCATTTGATTCCTGCTAATTCCTGCGGTAATTCTCCTTTCGTAAATCTTACGTAATCATGCATGACATTCTTATGAAAATATGATATTTTCATAAGTCCCAATGGTGGCTGTTTGCATTTATACTTTGGTTCAATTAAAAGAATATTCCTCATCTATCTCACTACCTCATTTTCCGTATATTACTATCTGCAGTGCTACTATAAACTCTGCGAGTTCTTCGATTGCCTCGTCTGAAGCGCTGTCGTCTATAGCTATGCCTAACACCTCGTCATTCAGATACACAACAATTTTTTCCATCCTTCTCCTCACTCAATTTTAAGAAGGCCATCTGCTCTCATCATCATATTTATTGAGTTAATGCTTTCTATATCATCCAGTTCAAATATTGGTATTTTCATTTCAAGTGCCAAGGTTCGTTCTTTCATTGCTCCTATTGAATTCTCCCAACCAGGTAGCATTACCATTACATTTGACATACCAACCAATGAATAACACAATTCCATAAATTCTTTATGTGTTCCATTTGGTAGAATATTTTCTAGCCTCATAGGACTAACTATCACAGAACCTTTAACATGTGACCTTACTGTATTCTCAGCTCTCAAAAAATTCAAACGATAATTTTTTTCATTTGTGATAGGTCCGTCTCATTTCTGCTCCTCATCCATTTTTGTAAAACCAAAAGACATCTTTAGCCTTGAAATACATTTTTTAAAATATATTTCAAGGCATTTTAAATCTATTTACATACTGCTACATAGAATCCACCATGTTTTTTAATCACATTATCTACAACCTCTACAGGTGTATATGGATAAATAGTATTTGTAGGATCTGCATCCTCTTCTATATGTGGTATAAGCAAGTCTTCTTTTTTTGTAGGATACCCCACCTCGCAAGATGTATAGCATATAGAATCTCCATCAAGTCTAGGATTACTATAATAATTTGCCCCTACCTGTACAGAAAATTCAAACCCATCTTTACACTTTACAACCGGTCTAATATCTGAGAATCCAAATTTATTTCTATATGTACTATTTAAAAAATCATTTATAGATTTATATCCTCTGTAAACTCTGACATCCTCTATCTGACCTTTGAAACAACATCCACAAAAACTATATATGCCTTTCATATTTGTGGAAACAAATGTTAGATATACTCCTTCATACCTATTTTTCTTCTCATTAAAAGCTGTCATTATCTCTCCACCTGCCTGTAAGTATCCATTTATTGCTGTTACAGGCGGCAATATATTTAAGAAATAATCATATACATCCTCACTTACATAATCTCCTCTATTACAGTAGTCTGTAAAATCTTTTCCATCTTGAAATTCTTTCCACCCATCCATAGACTTAACATCAAGTGTAACTAAATCAATAGTAATATTATTACCTTCCATATACATTTCCTTACTTATTATCTATACAGGACTGTTATATTCATTAGTGTAAACAGCCCTGTTCAATATCAATGTTACATTTCTCGCATTATGCGATACTATCTAATGCATTTATCTCCTTTACAACTACAGGCAATACTCTCTTTGCATTATCTGTAAGTTGCCTTTGCCAGCTTTTATTGCTCGGAGACCACCTAAACGCATGCTTCTTTAAAATAGATCTAACCTCATCATTTGGTTTTCCATCAAAGATAAGTTGCAACCTCATAAGGTCCGTATTTTCAACAACTCTAAAAAACTCACATTCTACTTCCTTATTGCCATCAGCCTTTACTGCCTTAAGCTTTTCTATCCTTGCCTCTACTCTTTTTATATTTGCATTGTTATTTTGCAATGTAAAACTTTGGAATCCAACTCTTCCGGCGAAATCCGGCTTTCTTAGTTCTTCTATTTCATCATCCGAATACCCCATATCTCTTAAATCCTCATCACCCTCTGCAATATCCTTCTTCTTTATGGCTTTATTTACAGCCTTCATGCGTTCTTGTCTTTCCTTTAAGTCCTCCAACTTCTCTTCAAGAAGCTCAATAGCTTGTTCGTCATTCGACAAAATCGGCTGACTCATAGTTAATAGGCCTTCAATCTTTCTTGCATAGCTTTCAAGGTAATTCCATTCATTTATCAATGTCTCACGCCTTGCATTCTGCTTCTTCTTTTTTCCTACTGGAAAATTACCAGCTCCGGATATCATCACAGATGGGCAACTTGCTTCATTTCTGTAGTAGCTGTTATAATACTCTGCCAACTTCCTACTGTATCTTGCTGCCATTCCTTGTGCTCTCTCATAAAGTTTAGGCTTCTTTTCACCAATCTCCTTTACAATCTCATACACATTTCTAACTTGCTCCTGATAACTTTCAGTAGCACTCCCGGCTCTGTAACTTCTCATTGAGTTAATATCATTTGCTACTTGTGCTGTGCCTTCATTTATTGAATAAAATATTGTTTCCATCATTCCTTCTCCTTTGTTTAAACCCCTGTTATAATCACTTCCAACTCACTGTATCCAAAACACTATACCTGGCACTTGGCTCTACTCTTACATAGCATTTCTGCCTTTTGTCATATCTGTATGGATAAACAGTTCTGCAATTAGAACCCTCTCCAATTGTGCCCCTTTTAAGCCTCCCATTTTCAACATAGAATGATAGGCCTTCTTCCTTTGCATCATGCCAACCATCTCTATATATGTTTCTATCCATCTTTACCCTCCTTAATATGATTTGTTTTTTATTACACTGCATACGATAACATAACCTATATTTGTGTCAAGTATTTTCCAATTTATTTATTGGAATTTTCTTAATTATTGGTGGCAAAAAATGCAGGCTCTAAAATCGTAACCTGCATTAAAATACAAATCTTATGCAGCAATTATTATCTATCTATATTGCTAACAGTTGTACCTACCTCTAAACCTACAACCCTTTTATATGACATTTCATATTCACCATTATATTTACGCAGCTCCCATCCAGGTAATCCTTCACCTTCAAGGCTCACATATCCATCACCACTTGAATAAACTCTAATAGATCCAATAACTCCATTTTTTCTTGCAATTTCAAATAATTGCTCTAAAACCGGAATTGCCTCCATACTAAACGCTTTCATCTGCTCTTCTGAAAATCTAACATCTGACATTTTTATATCCTCCTAATATTTACTACCATTTACACGGCTTTTATTAGCCTACACTTACTATCGTTCCGTTACTGTCAAACTCTATGCTCGCTTCATCACAATATGTTTCTATTGCAATTTCCGGGCAATCATCATCTTCTATATCAACGCCTTTACGTTCTATTATCAAATCTCTGATATTCGCTCTGGCATTATCCTTAGCCTTAAGTGTATGTTCTCCAAGCTATGCGATTGATTTCTCTACTGTCTAATTTCTTAATTTTAAGTTTCATATAATCTTCTAAAAGTTCAAGTGTTCCTTTTGTAAAATCTCGGTCATTCAGTTCCTCAAGTTCAAAGCGATTATCAAGTTTATCTGTCATAATGTCAATTGCTCTTGCTTTATAATCTACATCGGGAAACTTTAAAACCTCAAATAATGAAGTAAATTGATAATAAAGTTCACCTTTTACACATATTGAATACATGAAACCGTATTCATAATATTTATTGTCACTTTCTACATCGTGGTACTCTTGGCTTACCGTGTCAACTGTTAGGTTATCCTTCATATAAGTATTGAATTGTGTTTCTGTTATCATCTTTACAACCTCCAAATAAAATATTGCCCAATCAGCATTTCTGAATATCTAATCCCATGTCATATATCACCTCTATTCACATACTTCATCAATACTTTTAACAGATCCATTTACTAACCTCCATAATCTAATATATTTATTACCCATAGCCCTTGCTTCAGTTTTTGACTTGCATTCAACAAGTACCGGCTGATTACAACCACTCTCGCTATCATATATGTACACATTGTATTTTTTCATATACTAATTTCCTCCTCATTCTTTTCAATCACTATCCTTTCTGCTGTGGCCTTAGTTCCATCACCATAATAGCAATCATCAAAGTAATACCATCCACATACAAGCTCATTATCAAAATATCCAACCATCTTCTACCCCCTATTTCCTTCAATCAATTCATAATTAGCAACTTCCTTTTCTGAAAGTGGCTCTGAATACTCAACATATCCCCAAACTTCTCTACCGACCTCTTCCGTGTATGTTCTACTATCAAAGTTGTTAATATCTTTTAATTTCCTCATAGGAACCGTGCCAGGCATTGCCGGTCTTAGTGTTAACCAATATTTATATCTCATACTAAAGTTCCCTCTCTTACTTATGATTTTTTTACTTCTATTACTTCTAATATTTTATCTTTCTCATCCACACCTTATCCTCTTTGAGTTTTATATTAAGTTAAGCAATAGAACTCTTTATATGCTCTAAACACATTCTGTAGCCTGCCATAAATCCTGATACCTCATACTCTACTGATACATCCATCATCTTATCGTATAGCTTAGACTGCACCTTTATATCATTTGGGAATATATTAGATACCATACTGTCATATGCTTCTACCTCATCACAAGCTACTTTTGTGTGTCTCTCCTTACACTGGAATCTATCAACATAATCTTTGAAATATTGTTCTAGTTGCTCATCTGATAAACTTAACCTATAATTTACCAACTTACTCTTTTTCATTTGTTCTATCTCCTTCAATTGCCTTCACATTGCTTTTATATTGCTTTACCTTCAATTTTATTTTAATTATGGTAATTATATTTACCCTTTTACATCAAGCCTCTGCACATAATAATCTAAATGTTTCTCGACCTCGTGGTGTTATAAGTGTCTGAGTTCCACTCCATTGGCTTTTTTCGTTGTAACTTTCCTTTACCTCGAACAATCCTTCACCTTTATTTGAGTATGGCATTAACTTTCCACGCTTATCCCTGTAAACATACTTCTTGCTAATAAGGAAGTTCACAAAATCCTTTTGCCCAATACCTAGCTCCTTTGCTGTTTCTCTAAAATTAGTCAGTAGATTTCTGTCTACTAATTCATCAAAATAATCTGCTTTGGGTTGTAACATCTGTTTTTCAACTATCAATGCAGAATTTTGAGCTGTCAATGTTTTTATCCTTGCCTCTCGTTCTTCAAGTGTCTTTTGTGCTACCTGTAAGGCTTTTGCCATCAACTCCTCCGGACTCATTTCAGACTGTCCGCTGATATAACCGCCGTGTTTACGGATTGAGGGTAGAACTTCATCAAATACCCATCTTTCAAACTTCTCTGCTGTTGGGAGTTTGCTGCTTACAATAAGACGGTACAAATCTCCCTCGGGGATAAACAAAAGCTCCTGAATTCCTCCGTTTGTAGGAGCTTCCATTTTGGAAACCCCCTTGCAATGCCTTGCAACCGCCTTGTGTGGCTCGCTATACCCCAACGATTTCGCCACATCTGAACCGCAGAAAAACGGCTTTCCCTCTATCTCTACAGTTCTGACCTCTCCAAACTCCTCATTTTTAAAAATATGTAACTCACCCATTACTTTCTGCTCCTTTCTCTTCTAATTCTGTTTATTGCTCCAAGATTGAATATATCTACAGCGAAACTTATTAAATCAAAATCTTTCTCGTATGCAGACAACACATCCTCTATCTGCTCCCTTGCCTCTCCATCTGCCCAACATTGATGTCCTAATAATCTCATTGTTTCATTTTGCTCGTATTTAAACATAATAAAAAAGCTCCTTCCAAATTTTGTGTACTTGAAAGAAACCTCTATCTGTATTACAATATTTACAGAAAGGGCAACCTTTCAAGAAGAGTACTCTTCAAGAGTAATCTTTCAAAATTGGCACCTTTAAACTGTCTACCGCCAAGTTGAGCAGTTTAAGGGTGTTTTTATTTTGTTTCCTTTAAAAGTAAATAAACTCCTTTTCTGATTGCTTCCCCTTTTGAGAGATTGTTTTTAATACAATACTCATTTAGTTTATCATCAGTTTTTTTATCAAGTCTTACACTTGTTCTTATATTTATAGGATTATCTACCTTAGGTCTGCCTGTGCGTGGACTCATTTCATCACCTCACTTTCAAGCACACATTTAATATACTAAATGCACGCTCGAAAGTCAAGTGCTTTTTAAAACCTAATGAAAAAAACTCCTTGGCTATCAGTGATGGGGGGGACGTTTCATCCCACCCCTTGCAACCGCTTTATATTTTTAAAATCGTTCTTATAAGCCTCCAGTACATCCTCTATCTGCTCCCTTGCCTCTCCATCTACCCAAGTCTGATGTCCTAATACTCTCGTTGTTTCGTTTTGCTCATATCTAAAAATAAAAAATACCTCCATTTTTTGGTTGCCCAAAATAGAGGTACAGTGCTATAATATTTATACCTCTTATTTGGGGGCAGAGATTCGTTAGTGCTTGGTCGTGCGGCGAATCTCTATTTTATTTTACTGTATTGTTCATCAATTCCATCTCTTACAATTTTAGATTTACTTTTCCCAGTTTTAAGTGCTATCAATTCTAATTTTTCAACTGTTTTTTTATCTATCCTAACTCTAAGCATGGTATCTTTAGGATTATCTGTAAGTTTGGAACCTTTTTCTACTGGCGACATATTGTTATCCTCCTTTCTTTGTCGCTACGATTATTATACAACTTTGTAGCTACAAAATCAAGCTTTTTCAAACCAAGGTTCTCCATCAATATCTAAAGTTCTAATTTCTCCAAACCCCTCTTTTTTAAAAATTTTCAACTCATTCATTTTTTCCAGCTCCTTTATATTCCATCTTTACAATTGTTTTCATCTTATCGAATGTAAAAACGCATCTGCTATTTCTTCCAGTTCCGGGAAGTAAGACACTAGGTCCATCATGAATTTGGGATATCCTCCAACTTCCTGATAGTATATTTCCTTTGCAAGCTCCAAATCGTACTGTTCTGAACACTTTTTTAATATTGAATGATATATCGTACTATGACTAACCTCGTACTCTTCGCACACTTTCCATATCATTTTTTTATTCTTTTCGTACCAATCATTTTCTAATGCTGTAACTCTTTGTGGTAGCTTTGTCTTTGCACTTTTACTTTTTGTCAGTGCCTGTATCTCAGCCGATAGAACCGAACCATTTTTCATATCCTGTATCAGCTTCTCCATATTGTTCAGCCGTGCCTCAATATTTGATAATTGACTTATCTGATTTCCAACCGAATAGCTTCCCGTTTTCCTGATTGCCGGGAGTACCTCGGATGTTACCCAATCGGCAAATTTTTCCGCCTCTGGTTTCTTGCTTTTGAAAGCAAGTTTATATAGATTTGATTCATTTATAAAATCTAATGGTTGCAAACCTCCATTTGTAGGGGTGTCGGTAGTAACGACACCCTTTATATTTAATCGTTTCTTTGCATCTCTTGAATTCTTTATAGCAAGAACTCTGCATACATCTAACAGACAGAACCACGGTTCTCCGTCCCTTATTGTTGTTCTTACTTCTCCAAAATCATCATTACTGAATATTGCTAATTTTTCCATAAAAAAATACCTCCATTTAACAATTTTTAGGTTGCCAAATAAAGGTACACAGTGCTATATTATTTATGTACCTCATTTAGCTATATTTTGTTATATATCTTATTGGGTGCGTTGAAACAGGTTGGTTGTCTTTGGTCGGATTTGCAACCTGTTTCTATTTTTTTATATTTATATCGTACTTTAACTTTCTAATTCCTCTCCTGATAGCCTCAGTTTTTGGAATATTCTCCTGTTTACAATAACAATCAATTATTTCTCTATCTTCTTTGGACAGCCTTAAATGTATTGACTCTGTTTTGGGATTATCCAACTTAGGACGCCCAATGCGTGGATTCATTTTAATCACCTCGCTTTCTAAACCACAATTATACTATACTTTTTGTGGTTCAATAAGTCAAGTGTTTTATAAAGCTTGACCAGTTTAAAGGTGTTTTTTATTTCTTTAATTCATTATAGACCTTTTTAATCCCCATTCTAATCACTTCGGCTTTTGTTACCTCTAAGGATTTACTACAAAAATCCAACATATCAATATCAGCTTGTGATAACCTTATACGTGTATTTAAAGTTTTTGGTTCATCAGTCGGTCTTCCCATTTTCTTCTTTTCTACTTTAATCTCCTCACTTTCCTTGCCTTATATTGCACTATGTGCTATTATTTTTATGTGCTTGGAGGTGATGGCAAGTACCACCTCCATATTGTTTTAGAAGCCTTATATAAATAGGGCTTCTTTTTTAATCCTCAATAGTCTTCTGAAGATTATCTACAACTTTTTCAAGTCTTTCCTGCTTTTTGGTTTCATCTTTTTCCTCAATGGCTTCTTTAATGTCATCAAGTAAAAGTCTAATAAAACCGTTAAACTGCTTGTCAGTCATTCCCATGCTCTCCATAGGTCCTCCTTTCTTCATGGTCAGCACAATAACTTGTACTGTCTTGCCTACCCATTCGTTAAATAAATTTAATTTAACTATCTTTATTATAACTTACGTGGATACTCAAGTCAATATATTTACCCCTTTTTTACAAAATTATTTTTTTATATATGTACCATAAATCTTTACAAATAACATTAACTTTTAAAACCTCATTTAAAGCCGTTTTTTGAGCCTTTTTATACTTAGTGGTATAAATGTAAGGGTAGACCAGTAAAATGCCTCCTGCAAGCTGTAGGCTTTAAATATGGCTATATAAATTCTTATCAGTTATATCCTTGTTGGATTAAACTCCACTTTTGCTTATCTAGGTCATTTTATATTTGAACAGGGTCAAAATCGGGTCAAATCTGGGTCATTTGGGTCAATTGGGTCAAATTTGGGTCAAAACAGGGTCATTTGGGTCAATTGGGTCAAATTTGGGTCAAAACAGGGTCATTTGGGTCAATGTATTAGATGTTCAATTTAATTTGATATAATTATATTTATTACTATTGTTGCCCTGAAATGTAGTAAATATAAGGGTTTGGGGCTATTTCATCAAAAATGTTTTGTTAGGTTTCCTGTTAGGTTTCTAACAAGATTTCTTGTTAGGTTTCTTTACCAGAGATTAGATATTAGATATTAGATAATAGATATAATATATATGGTCATTTAAGCGTAATTTTTGCAATAAAAAAGAGCCTCCCATATATTCATAGGAGGCGGTTCCACATAAAACTCTTAAATAAAAGTTTGCTATTATTTTAATCAATATCGCATTTAATGTTATTTGATATAGATTTAGTTGAATATTTAATTTAAAAGCCTGCCTGTGGCTATAGATTGACTGTACGGCATATATCTACTGTATTCATTATTAAATTTGATTGCCGTTAGCTTTTTCTGAATCTTTTCTCAATACATCAATAGCTTTTGCAATCACAGATGGTACAGGTACACCCATCAGCCCGGCATTCTCAATGATGCTTATACACTCATTCGCTATAAAAGCAATGATAACAGCATCTTTTATATAACTTGTATGCATGATGATATCAAGTCTTACTGCTACAAGTACTATAAGTAGTGCAACGCCTTTACGGCACAAACCTTTAAAACCTGCTCTTGACTCAAGTGCACCATTCTCTGACTTCTTGCTTTTCTTAAATATGCCTGCGACTGCCAAACCTGTAATGTAGTCTACAGACATAAATACAATCAGTGTTATTAGTGCATCACTCCATCCTCCAAACATAGCTGCTATAAATCCTCCTATTGCTCCAACTGCTGAATACAAAATATTTGCTCTCATTTTAACCTTCCTTCCTACTATGCTAAATCGTAATTTTTCAAATCAGGCTTAGATGTATCATACTCTTTCTGATACTTGCCATCAGCGTCAACCCAATAATACAGATCCTTACCATCCGCTTTTATATATGCATTTATTGCCATAACTCCTGATTTCGTAAGATAAAAAGACATTTCATCTACATTTATCCACTGTCCTGAGAGCATGGCTCCGTCGGCAGGATTCATATAGTACCAGTCGTCACCTTGCTTAAACCAGCCCTTAATCATATAGCCTTTTTGGTCGAATACATACCACCTGTCGTCTATATATGCCCACCTGCCTGCTATGCGACTGTGTGGCGTGTCGGCATACCACCACTGGCCGTCTTTGTCTACATTCCAGCCAAGAGGATACTCTACCTGCACAGACTTAGTCTTCTCTGCTTTTCTGCCATTTTCAAGTGCTATAGCCGTGTGATGGAACTCATACAGAAGTATATCCCCCCTTTTAAGGTATTCATCTGATATTAAATACTTAGGAGATGATAACAGTTCAAATTCTCCTGTGCGTAAAAGTGCATTAGCCTCATTACCTGTATAAATATCTCCCGATACACTTATCCCAGCATAATTTACGCATACAGCCACTAAGGCACTGCAGTCGGTTTCACACGGTGTTTTTACATCCTCTATCTTCCAGCCGTTGACCTTTGCAAGGCTATATAGAGTGGTTCTTTGATTTTGGTCGTATCCTATATTATTATTCTTACAGGCTTTTTCCATGGCTACTGCTATCTTTTCCGCCTTATCAGGATTTTTAGGTCTAAGCACCTTATTCCAAGGCCTGTTATACCACTCCCTAATTGCAACTTCTTTGCCATCCTGATCTCCTGCAATTCCGCCACTGTATCGCATTCTTTCGTCTCTGCTTGCTTGTCCTATTTTAATCATATTCTTTCCTTTCTCGAATTAAAAAAGAGGGAACAACTCCCCTCTTTCTGTTATTAAAATATCTTTTTTTGTTATCAAGTTACATCATCAGATACTCATCTGTATTCATAAACTCTTCTACTGCTGTTCTGTACTTCTCCGGCACTTCGTCAAGTGCCATAAGGCCGTGTTTAATCCTTGATGCATAGAATCTAACATATACTTTTATTTTCTTCTTACTCATTGTCTTCTTCCTCCTCTTCACTGTTCATCAGTTCAAGCATCATGTTTGACAAGGCATCTATACGACCTGTAAGTGTCGCCTCCACCTGTTCTACCTTGTCCATAGACCTAAACATGAGTAAAGCCTGTATCTGAGTAATGGCTCCCATTGCATCTTTAATAAAATTGATTGTGATACCTTGCAATTTAAGTCCTGTTATAGTCTCCTCACTGCCATCACTTTGTACTGTCATGATTACAGTATTTGCATCAGTCAACTCGTCCTTAAGCTCGTCAAGCTTTGCAAAATTATCTATCACAGTGACAAATGTATCACCGTAGTGTGTTGAGAGTTCTATCTCTGTCTTGTCCTTCAATATCAATTTACTCATTCTTTCACCTCTTTTTAATTTATCAATTCTATATGGTTAATTATTACTTCAGCATATACACTACCATTTGCGTACTCATGCTCAATATTCCCAAGCATAATGTATACAAAGTGATGACCTTGACTTGCTGAAACATCTAATGTCAAATACTGCTGTGCTTGGTCGCTTT